CCCCTTCTGGGTGAGGGGGCCGGAGAGGGTTCCGGCCCCGCGTTGTTCCGTCCTTGCCATTATAGCCCGAGCGTCAGGCTTGGAAGCCGTCCAGGAGCGCTCCGAGGAGGTTCACGTCCTCCGTCTCCCGGCCGTCGAGCGCCGCGTCCAGGACCATGCGCTTCCGGTCGAGAAGCTCAGCGATCTGCTCCTCGATCGTGCCGACGGCGATCAGGTAGTAGGCGCTCACGCTGTCGTGCTCCTGCCCGATCCGGTGCACGCGATCCTCCGCTTGGCTATGGTCGCCGGGGGTCCACCAGAGCTCGACGAAGCAGGTGGCGTGCGCCGCCGTGAGCGTGATCCCCTCCTTCGCCGCCTGGGAGCCGAGGAAAACGCGGCAGGAGGGGTCCGACTGGAAGCGGTCCACCGACGCCTGCCGCGCCTCCCCCTTCGTCCCTCCGTCTACGCGGACGGGCCGGAACTCCGCCAGCTCCTCCGCCAGTCGGTCGATGACCTCCTTGTGGTGGGCGAAGACGACCAGCTTGTCTTCCGTCTCCAGGTAGTCGCGGACCCAGCCGACGACGCTCCCGAGCTTCGCGCGGACGGCCTCCTGCTTCAGGGCCTCGATCTTGACGAGGGCGGCGGCGGACAACTCCTTGACGGCCTCTCGTTCCCCCTTCTTCGCCCTGGCCTTGAGGTCCCGGATCCAGGCGGCGAAGGCGGCTTCGACCTTCCGATACTGCGGGAGGCCCTCCAGGTCGTTCAGAGGGACGACGGTGCGGACCTTGGGGGGTAGCTCCCGGAGGACCTCGTCCTTCGTCCGTCGGATCATGACGCGGGAGACGAGGGCGTGGAGCCGCTCTAGGTTCGAGGCACCGTCCACCTCCCAGCCCCACTGCCCCTGCTTCCCGTCGCAGAACTCCGTGACGTAGCCGAACCAGGTGGGGAACGTCTCCGGGGCGATGAGGTGGAGGAGGCCGTACCACTCGACCGGGCGGTTCTTGATCGGAGTCCCGCTCATGGGGAGGATTCTTTGCGGAGCCCCCTCCCCGGTGACGAGGTCGAAGAAGGCGCGCGTCCGCTGGCTCTTCGCGTCCTTGAGGTAGTGACACTCGTCCGCGACGACCAGCTTCAGGCCGACTCGGCGGAGCCCCTCCCGCATCCGGACGGTCTTCCCGGTCCCCTTGCAGGAGCGGCACTTCGCCAGGTTCTTCGGGTCCGTCTTCGTCCCGTTGCACGTGGGGCACTTCCCGGAGGCGGAGAGGATGTCGTAGTTCGCCACGTAGACGTCCGCCGCGGGGAGGCACTCGCCGGCCTTGGGGGCCCCCTCGACGACGTGGATGCGGACGTTCGGGACCCACTCCGTGAGCTTGTTCCGCCAGTGGTACTTGACGCTGGCCGGGCAGATGACGAGGGCGGGGAGGGTCTTCTCCCGGCGGAGTTGGATGTACGCGGCGGCCTGGGCGGTCTTTCCGAGTCCTTGTTCATCCGAGACGATCAGCCGTCCGTCCTGTCGGTCGATCCGGTGGACTCCCTTCAGTTGGAAAGGGTAGAGGGGGAGCCCGAAGCCCGGAATCTCCGTCAGTGTTTGGAGTGACGCAAGCGTAGAACAGTCCACCCAAGGGCTTCCAGGATCTTGGTCTTCTTCTCGTCTGCCGCTTGCGCTCTGAAGGTATGGGAGGGCCCGTCCATCTCGATCACGAGCCTTCTCCTTGGAAGGGCGAAGTCTACCTTGTACGCAGTCGGAGCATTTGGAAAGGTATCTCTTACACGCTTCGTTTTGATGGGGTATTCCCGGAGGAATCCCAAAGGGGTAAGGAGTTCCTCCAGTAGGGCTACCGTCGGTCCCGGGTCCTGCCCGTTTCCCCCCTTGAAGCTGCATCCGTGCTTTCTCTGGGCTTCCGCGAGTCCCTTGAGATGTCGTTCCCTGACGTCCGGGGAACGCATGGCGGCCTTGGTTGCCCTTGAGACTTTCTCGCGCCATTCCGGGTCTTGTGCTCGGATTCTGTTCGTGTCCGAAGCCTTCTCCCGCGCCTCCGGGAGCCTTCCGAGGGCGAAGTTCTTCTTGGCGGCTTCCAGTTGTGACGGTCTTCTGGGGTAGACTCCCTTCGGCATGTTCGCTCTCCTTCTCGCAGGGTTTTCCTAGTCCCATGAGAGTATAGAATGGGCATAGGTAAAAGTCTAGCGAGATTTCATTCAGCGGAACGGGGTCCCGCTTGTCGGAGAGCCACTTCCTCAGTTCCTTGGAGAGTTCGAAGCCGTTGGATTCTGCCCATTCCGCAGCTTCGATGGTGAGAGGGGTCCCCCAACGCTTCTGTTCAGGGTTCCACTTCCTCCCGGACAGGTTCTTGATCAGGGATACCAGGGACGGATCGTAGGGGAAGCTGAAGGAGATGGACCGGCCGGACAGGATGGCTTGCCTGGGATTCGGGGGCATGGCGGGTCTCCTTTGTCGGTCTCGGCCGGTCGGAGGGTTAGGCTCGTGTTGCGTGAAGGATTATACCCCCTCTTCGTGCTTCTGGAAGGGGAAAAAGAGGTTGACACTGACTCCGTGCTGGTACGTCGCGCCGGAGGGCTCCCGGAGGTCGAGCCCCCAGCGCTCCGCCACGGGGGCTAGCACGCGCTCCACCTCTTCCAGGAGCACGCGGACCCGGGCCTCGTCGTGGGAGGCGAGGGGGACGGACGGGACGGGGCGGTTTGTGCGGGGCATGGTCGGTCCTCCTACGCGTACCGGAGCTCGCGAAGCGCGGTCCGGATCTCCCTGGTGGCTTGGCGGACGCCCTTGGCGGGGAGCGTCTTTCCCTCCAGGAGCAGGCGGACGATCCGGTTCGCCTCCTCCCCCAGCTCCGAGGCGAGGCGCTCCAGGAACGAGGGCTTGTACTCGACGTCTGCGCGCTCCCCCTCCTCGGTCCACGAGAGGTTCGCCGCCTCCGCCTGCGCCCGGACCTCCCTCGCGTAGCGGACCTCGCGCTTGATCCAGCGGGACATCCTCCCCCTGACCTGCCAGACGAGGTGGGTGGAGAACGCACCCTTCGAGGGGTCCCAGGAGGAGAGGGCCTCGCAGTAAGCGATCCGGCCCTCCGCCGCCAGGTCCTCGACGTCCGCGGCGGGGCACTTCCGGGCGTAGGAGTTCGCCCACCGCCAGACGAGGCGCTCGTAGTCCGGCCAGGCAGGCCACTGTTTCGTTCTCATGCTTGCTTCTCCTTCCTAACGTAAACGCCATTCTTGAGGATGAAGACCTTCTTGCAGTAGCCACAGTAGGACGTGTCGGACGTTCTGATTGTCATTAAGTGGTCCCCGCAGGAGTGGGGAGGGGTGAGGGAGTCGAGGTATCCGCTCCAGCCGCAGGGGCACGCTGCGGTCTCGGAGTTCTCGCTCGCGGGGAGGAGGGGGGAGGAGCAAGCGGGGCAGTTCATCGGGTGCTCCCTTCCGCGTGGACGATGGCGTCGAAGTTGAGGGAGTAGGAGTCGCTGACGTTCTTCCCGGTACGGAGGGCTCCCGCCTTGCCGACGAAGAAGAAGGTCCCCGGGATGTCGGGGCGGGTAAACGTCCGGTACTTCCGGGAGCGGCTTGTGACCTCTGCGGCCCCCTTCGTCTTGATTAGGTACTCGGCGATGCGCTCGGCCTTCGTCTGCTTCTTCATAGCTGGTTCCTCCGTCTGGAAGGTGGGGCTCGTCAGCGAGGGGAAGACCCTCGGACGGGACCGGAGTCCCGTTTCGCCCTAGAAACCGATGTATCGGAACGTGGAGCGGACGGCGTGACCGTTCCCGCGCATTCCCCAGTAGGAGGCATCGGTGATGTCCTTGGCGGTATAGACGTGGGTTGGGTCTTCGTGGGCACGGAAGCCGATCGTCCCCATGTGTGTCTTGCTGCCGTGGGATGTAACGAGTTTGACGCCGGAGAGGGAGTAGAAGGTTTCCCCGTTTCCGTGTACGTAGACGCTGACGAGAGGTTGGCAGGTCTTTCCGTTGAGTCGGACGGTGATGTTGATCTCGGTCTTCATGGGGGACTCCTCCTCTGCGGGGGTGGCTGTGGGCTCGTTCAACCTGATGAAGGAAATATAGCCTCCCCCCAAAGAAAAATCTAGAGGAAAACGTAAAAAACCTAAAGAAACCCTAAAAAACCTGAAAATAAAAATTCGTGTACCCCCTAGCCAAATCCCCCGCGTTCCTATATAGGCTTCCCATGGCGTCGCGCCGGTCTCCATGGCACGCACGCCTCGCGCAGAACGGGGTCGACAAAGCAGACAAATCGGCCCGCCCCTACGACAGGGGAAATCGGGGACGCAGGGGCCCCGGGACAGAGGCGGCACGAGCAAGTGGGATCGGGCACGTGGCGATAGGCTCACAGGGAGAGAGCATGAGGACGAACAGGCCGAAGGGTAGCGGGAGGACGGAGGCGGTGGCCCCGGAGACTGCAATAGTCCCCGAGGTCGTCGCCTCTTCCGCTCTCGGGTACGGCCTCGTCCGGCGGCAGGCGCAGTTCCTGACCGAGCTTCTCTCCGCCCCCACGTTCGACCCCACCGCGGCCGCGATACGGGTGGGAGTCCCCGAGGGGCAGGCCCGGGACTGGGGCCGGATGATGCTGGAAGCCCCTGCCGTTCGGGATGCGCTTCACGCCCAGCTCCAGGCGCAGATCGAGGGGGCGCAGGCTACCCCGGCTCGCTGGCTTCAGGAGGTGGCTCGGCTCGCCCTAGTGGACTTCGACAAGTCAGCGTTCTACCTGCCGGACGGAACGCTCAAGAGCCCAACGGAGTGGACCCCCGAGATGTCCTCCTGGGTCGACGGCTGGGAGGTCGAGGAGCTTTGGGTCGGTAGGGGGGAGTCCCGTGAGTTCCTCGGCCACGTGAAGAAGATCAAGCTCTCCTCCGCCAAGCGCGCGAAGCTCCAGGCGCTTGAACTCCTCGCCAAGTACCACAAGCTCTACGCCGACACGGCCCCGCCGGCCATCCCCCAGCAGTGCGTGACGGGAGGGACGGTGAACGTGCAGAACAACTACCTCTGCCTCTCCGCCGAGGAGGCCGCGCGGCTCTACCGGGAGCAGGTGCAAGGGTGAGCGTTTGCTTGCACGAAAGGTTCAAGGCGGACGCGAAAGTGGCTCGCCTTACTTCTGAAATGGATACGAAGCTCCTTCGCTTTATGGTAGATCTCCGGATCACGTGTATAGATTGCGGACTTCCCATGCTATTTGAGGGTTTGGAACCGGGACTTCGCTTTACCGGGGCCGCCGTTAGCATTGACGGGGAAGAAGCGCATCTGTCCATAGCTCCAAAGGGAACCGTTTCCAGTCCTCTCCAGCGGATGGCCTATGGAGAGTTCGATGGCTGAGGCCGCGAAGGTTGCGTGCCCCGCCGCCGGCTGGCCCCCCGACCTTGCCGCGGAGTGCCGCCGCAGGCTTGTCCTCCTCCATCGCGTCCGCTCCTCCGCGGACCTCCTCCGCGTGACCCTGGAGCACTGCAAGAACTCCCCCGTGGACTTCGTCAACGACTGGGTGTGGACGCATGATCCTCGCCCCGCCGCCGTTGGTGGCTTGACGCACCTCCCCTTCCGGCTCTTCCCGCGGCAGGAGGAGTTCGTCGAGTGGCTGGACGGCAAGCTCGCGGCGCAGGAGTCCGGCCTGGTCGAGAAGTCCCGAGAGCTCGGCGTCACGTGGGCCTGCGCCGCCTACGCCGTGCACGGCTGGCGCTTCCGTCCCGGGTTCGCCGTCGGGTTCGGCTCTCGGAAGGAGGCCCTGGTCGACCGCCTGGGGGACATGGACTCCATCTTTGAGAAGATCAGGTACATCGTCGACTACCTGCCGCGTGAGTTCCTCCCGAGGGGCTACGACCCGGGGAGACACTCCTCGTACATGAAGCTGCTCAACCCGGAGACGGGGGCGTCGATCACGGGGGAGGCGGGGGACAACATCGGGCGCGGCGGCCGCAAGACGATCTACTTCAAGGACGAGAGCGCGCACTACGAACGCCCGATGAAGATCGAGGCCTCTCTCTCGCAGAACACGAACGTGCAGATCGACGTCTCCTCCGTGAACGGCGTGGGGAACCCGTTCCACGAGAAGCGGATGACGTGGCCCTCCCACAAGGTGTTCGTCTTCGACTGGCGCGACGACCCGCGCAAGGACGAGGCCTGGTACGCCCGGCAGGTGGCGGAGAAGCCCGCGGTGATCGTCGCCCAGGAGATTGACCGGGACTACGGCGCCAGCGCGGAGGGGGTGGTCATCCCCGGCGCGTGGGTGCAGGCCGCAGTGTCCCTGGACCTCCCCGCCTCCGGGCAACTCGTCGCCGGGCTAGACGTGGCGGACGACGGGAGCGACAAGAAGGGGTTCCTGGCCCGTCACGGGCACGTTGCCGTCCGGGTGGAGGAGTGGCAGGCCGGAGGGGCGACGGAGTGCGGGCGGAAGGCGTGGATCATCTGCCAGGAGCTCGGCGTCCCCGTTCTGAACTACGAGAAGGAGGGCGTGGGGGCTGCCGTGAGCGGGGTGGCGCGGGACCTCTCCGGCAGGGGGCCCACGTTCGCCGGCATCTCCCCCGGTAGCACGCACCTCCCTGGCTGGTACATCCAGCCCTCCGCTGGGGATAAGGGGAAGAAGAACGAGGACATGTTCTCTAACCTGAAGGCGATGACGTGGTGGCGCCTTCGGGACCGCTTCCAGAGGACGTGGGAGCACGTCTCCGGCGTGCGGAAGCATCCGCTGGACGAGCTCATCAGCCTGAAGGGGCTCCGGGGGCAGAAGGCGTTCCCGCAGCTCGTGGCGGAGCTTTCCCAACCCCAGTATACGCTGACCGAATCCGGCAAAATTAAGATCATGAAGACCCCCAGCGGATTCCGCTCCCCGAACCTAGCGGACGCGCTGATGCTGAGCTACGCGGGGGTACAACTGGTGCGAGTGGGAGCGTGGTAGGATGAGCGACCGCAGGTTGGAGGCCCTCTCGAAGATGGACCAGGAGCAGCTCGTCGCCCTGGCGTCCTCCCTCATCAGCAGGAGTGCTCTGGCCTCCCGGCTCGGTCAGGCGTTCACTGACGCGCAGGGAAACGCGCACCGGAACTTGTACCAGGCGCTCGGGTACAACGACAACCCCGGGTTCGAGGAGTATTGGAACCTCTTTCTGCGGCAGGACGTCGCCACGCGGATCATCTCCGCCCCTGTTTCCGCGTCCTGGAGCCTGGACCCGGAGGTCGTCGAGGGGGACGACGAGACGGAGACCCCCTTTGAGAAGGAGTGGAAGGTGCTCCAGAAGCGGCGGAGTGTCCTCCACTACCTCCAGCGCGTGGACCTCCTCTCCGGGATCGGGCGCTACGGCGTCCTCTTCCTCGGCGTGAAGGACGGGAAGGCCGCGGAGGAGCCCCTGGAGGCCGGCGGGAAGCGCGAGCTGCTCTACCTCCGTCCCTACGTGGAGACCAGCGTGCAGGTCTCGGAGTGGGAGACGGACACGGCGAACCCCCGCTACGGGCTCCCCCGGTACTACTCGCTCCAGCCGCGAAGCGTCGAGGGGACGAACGCGACGATGCCGACGCAGTCCATCCGCGCGCACTGGACTCGGGTCCTCCACGTAGCGGAGGAGACGTTGGAGGACGACGTCAACGGAATCCCGAGATTGCAAAACGTCCTGAACCGCCTCGGAGACCTGGAGAAGGTCGTGGGGGGCTCGGCGGAGATGTTCTGGCAGGGGGCGCTTCCGGGGCACGCGTTCAAGGCGGACAAGGAGTTCGGGGGGTTTGACCAGACGGTGGTGCTCCCGGGCGGGGGGACGTCGACCGTGGGCGAGCAGATGACGCAGGAGATCGAGGCCTACGTCCACGGCCTGAAGCGCTACCTGAAGCTCCAGGGGATCGACGTCCAGAGCCTCTCCCCGCAGGTGGCCTCCCCGCAGCCGCACGTCAGCGTGATCCTGGACCTGATCTCCGCCGCGCGCTCCATCCCCAAGCGCATCCTGATCGGGAGCGAGCGCGGGGAGTTGGCGAGCGTGCAGGACGACGCGAACTGGGCCGATCACATCAGTAACCGGCGGGAGAAGTACTGCGAGCCGCGCATCCTCCGCCCCTTCCTGGACTGGGCGATCGAGCACGGGGTCCTTCCCTCCCCCGGACCGGACGGGTACAGCGTCCGATGGCCGGACCTCCACTCCTCCTCGGCGAAGGAGCGCGCGGACGTAGCCAAGACGCGGACCGAGACCCTCTCATCTTACGCGGGGTCGGGGAACGCAGAGACCGTACTGCCGCGACACGTCTTCTTGACCGAGTTCATGGAGCTGCCGAAGGATCAGGTCGAGGAGATCGAGAGGGAGAACGAGAGGCTGGCGGAGGAGGAACAGCGGCAGATAGGGGAGGAGGAGAAGAACGTACCTCCTCCAGAAGGGAATCTGGATGAGTTCCCGCCTGCTGCCTGACCTCCTCCGCTGCGCGGTGCCCTTCTGCATGGACACCTGCGGCGTGAGCGCAACAGGCGTGGACGGTAGGACGTACCCGACGCAGCTTTGCATGCGGCACTGGCTGGCGGCGATGGCGATGATCCTCAAAGGGAGGCGTAAGGCATGATCCCGAATTACGTCAACAGCGCGCAGCTGCGACAACTCCGACAAGCCGACCTGGACTTCACGCAGGGCCGACTTCCGGGGA